TTAAAAGTAATCTGAGTTCCAGAAGCGTTGTAAGTGAAAGCAGTTGTAGCTACACCATTAATTGTTACAGTAATGTCAGCCTGGTCACGATATGTAAAATTTACTGCATATTGTGTGGTTGAGCCATTTCCTGTGTATCTTACAAATGAATTAGCCATTTATACACTCCTTTTCTTCTTCTAATATGGGTACTTATTGTTATTGTTGACGGTCTTTAGGAAGTTCACTAGTTATTGCTCTCAAAAATTGTTGCAATCCTACTAAGTTATAGAACGGTAATAGTCCTATAGCTTTATTTCCGTCTGATTGAGAGAATGTTCTTTCTGGATTAAACGTAGATTGTGATACAGCTTTCATAGTTGGTATCAACTTTTGAAATATTAAAGAGTAAGTTGGGTTACCAGTTATAATGTTTGTATCAAGTCCACTAGTTCTATATCCAAAAATAGGGTTATCAGTATAAGCAGAGCCTATAATGTTAGCACCTATTGGTAACAAGGAAGCAAACGCAGCTCTTTGAAAACCTGCTTTAGCTATTGTTGCCGGATTTAATCTATTTTCATAAAATTCTTTTTGGTTTGGATGTACTAAACCTGCTAGAGAAGTTTGTGCTGAGAACATTAAAGAACCCCATAACATTGAGTTCATAAATTGGTCGAACACAATAGCGTCTCTCATCTTTAAACCATACAAAAATTGTTTAGCCCAAGATGTAAACATAAAACTTCTAAACTGATATGCTATTTGACCTAAATGTCCATCTGCATTCATTCCATATTCTTTTAAATATCCAAAGTATGCTTTTTCACCTATGTCAGCTTGTTGTACTGTTCTATGCGCAAGTCTTCTCATAGCCATAATGTAAATTGCTCTAGTTTCATTAGACCATTTATCAAAATTTGTTTTAGTTATTCTAGTTCCAAGTTCACCCTTAGTCCAACTAGTGTGTGCTTTAAATTCATTTTGAATTTTCTTCATCATTGATGGACTTATTCCTAAGTCATCTAATCTGTTTTGCATTTGAGCGTCTGTCATTCTATTTTTACCAAATCTTAATTTAGCAAAAGGATGTTTACCTTTACCAACAGCCCATCTACCAAATATTTGTGTAAACTCAGAAACCGTTACTATCTGCATAGCCGAGGTACTCATAAATTGTCCAGAGTATGTATTAGTAAATCTGTTCATTTGGTCTAGTTTATTTTCTACTGTAGTAATAGCGTCATCAGACATATTACTTCCAAAATCATCTAATCGGTTTGTAACTTGTTGAATAATAGAATGGTTACCTACTCCACCCATTGTGTAATCTATTTCTCTAATAAAATCATCTACACGTTCACCGTTTTCTAAACGTTTCATCATACGTCTTAATTCAGGAACATTTTGTAATGTAGCATTCCAACCAATTAAACCAGTGACGTTACCCATCTCTGACATATTGGCAAAACCTACTTGGTTCATAACCCTTGAATAGTTTAATTTACGAATAAATCTTCCTATTGTAGGCGCTAAACCAGTTGGATTTTCTGCAAGTGGTCTTCCTTTAATATAACTATAAGCCATATCCATAGCTTGAACTTCATTATCCATTTGCCATTTTGCTCTTTTACTAGCGTTAATTTTTACTGGGTCATAACTATCAACAATTTCTTGTCTAATTCTTTGAAAGTCACCTCTAGATTTTATTCCTTTATAAGCTAAAGCCATATCACCCATAGCACTATGTGTGTAATTCATAAAAATTGCTTCAGCATTATTTTCTAATAAATCAGAAAAGTTTGTTCTGCCGTCTGTATGTCCTTCATTAAATCTAATTCTTCTTTGTAAATAAGATGAACCAGAAACACCTTCTCCTGGTTTAACTTTAAACATTCTATTAATTAAAGCGTCAATTTCTTCATCAACCATATTAGTATGCTCTTGCATCATTCTTCTAAATGTTTCACGTTTTTGCATACTAGTAACAATAAAATCTAAATTAACTCCACCTTTAGAAAAGTTTGACCTTTGAACTACAGTTATTAAATTTTCTGCAATAGTCATTTTTTGAGCTGCTGTTAAAGGTCTTTGTTTTACACCTTTAAGCATAGTGTCTTCCATTGCATTAACTAAAAATACTTTAAGATACTGTGAACCTTTTGTAGGGTCATTTAATATTTTTTGATATTTTTGTGGATTGTGAACTCTTGTTAAATAATTAAAGTTATCTACAATATTTTCAGCACCTTCTACTCCAGTAATTTTAAGCATTTGTAATTGTTCATTTAACAAATTACTTTGTACTTTAGCCATTTGTTGTATTAATTTTTGTGCTTCAGCAGAAGTATATCCTAATTCACTTAATGCAATTTGTTCACCACGTATTGCTCTACCTACTAAATCGTTAAATTCTTTTCTTACTTTATTATTGTTAGGACTATTCCATTTATGTCTTCCTAATTTTTTTTGTTCTATCAACCACTTCTTTAAAAAGTTTGTATGTGGTACATGATATAAAACCATCATTCTATCTACATTCATATCTTTAACTTCAGATATAGTTACTGGTCTTGTATAATTTGTATTGCCTTTTTTTGGAGTTGCGTCTCTAACTAAAAGACTTCCAAATTTTCTCATTTTGTCACTCATGGTGGAAGCCATTGCAGCAGAAAAATCAAATCTAAATGCTCTAGCCCAAGTCTCTGGTGTCATATCAGCGTCACGTAAAATATTAAACTCTGCCATTCTACCTCTGACATATTCATTAGCTGTTGCTCTACTGTCAAATGTACCTTCTGGTTTTGCTTCATCCCAATTACATATTTTTTTTGCCATTATTTACATTTCCTTACTTCAATTGTTCCATCTTTATTTACTTGCATAATTAATTCATCTGGTTTTCCAGATTGATTTTCTATCATTCTAACTTCAAATCTACCGTCTGCTCTTTTAGTTGTGTGTAAAGCTAAGTCGTAGTTAGGGTCATACCAATCAAAAGTTCTTTCACCGTTAGGTTTAAGAGGATTAGGATTATTAGGACCAGGAATTAAATTACTATTGTTAGAAGGTGGTGGTTCAAAACCTCCATCATCTCTAATTAATTTAGTATCACTTTCGTCCATACCATCTTTAAATTGTTTAGTAAAATTTGTGTTTGTAACTCTTGGTCTTCTTATTCCAAATAATCCACCAAGAAATGCACCTGTCATTACACCGTGCATAACATTATCAATATCTAAATCTGGTCTTTGTGAAGCAAGATAAGTTTCTATTGCACCAATAGATACTGCACCTGCACCTGCTTTTCTTAAAATTCTATATGCTCTTGCACTTTTTTGTAAAGCAACTACTGGCGCTAACAATCCGTCTGTAGCCACAATTGCTGTCCACGCAGCGGGGTCAGTAAACGCAGCCAACAATCTTAACATAGTTCCTTTACCAACACCTTGAGAATTGATTTTATCTTCTAATTCTAAATGTTTTAATAACTGTTCTCTTATTTGTTGAGCGTGTGCTAAACTGTGTGCGTGTGCAAATTCTTCTCTATAATCATCTGGCAAACCATCACCAAGTTCATCTAATAATTCTTGTGTTAAAATAAAATTAACATCTGGCGCTAAATCTTCTTTACTAAATTGTTTATATAAATTAGTAGCAATCATTTCATCTTCGTATGCGCCTTTTGTTGCGTCACCTAAAGTGAATTTCTTTTTTAAATCTTGTTGTCTTTTGTAAGTTACATTTGCTATTTGGTCTAAATCTTCTTGGTCATAAGGTTTAGCATAATCTAAATTCCACAATTGTGGGGGTTCTATATTATTAATAAAATCTTTTGCTGAGTCAGTTTCAAATTGTTGACCCATTGCTTCAGTCTCTTTATCAATTTCTTTATAACCTTCAATTAATTCTGGAATTTGAGCTGCTTGTTCTTCAGCTTGTGTGTTGTATTCTCTTATACCGTCAATAGCATTTCCTACTGTGTTTGCGATGTTGTCTACTGACAAAACATTTTCTGTTTCTGTTTTAAGAATTTCAGTTTTAGCTTCATCATCTACATAAGGGTTCATCATAATTTCTGGTAATGAACCATCCATACGTAAAGCGTCTGCTTTTAACTGGTTATCAATTAAAGTTGTATCACTTTTTTTTAGCGATTGACTGTGCATACTTCCACTAGTATTAACTATAAAAGGCTCACTATTATTATAAGAATATGTAACAGCAGTTTTCTTACCTTCTACTAAAGAATCTCCCACTGCATAATTTGTAATTTGACTAAATCCTAAATCGTTTGCAGCTCTATTATAATTTCTAATTCTTCTATTAATTAAACCATTCATTACAGCATTTGCCCCTGTTGTAGGGTCATTAGCTGAAATAATATCTAACGTATTTTTTAATGCAGATTCATAATTTCCACTAATTAAATCACTTTTAAAACCATTAAATAATTTTCCAGAATTATAATATTGGTCTGAAGCTACAATTTTCATTGAGTCTGGTAAATTATTCCAAGTGTCTTCACCAACATCTTTTTTCATTTGCTCTATATTATAAAGAACAATTTGTTTAGCTAAATCTTTGTCAGACATTTCTTCAGCATTAAGTTTATTAAAACTTAAAAAGTTTTTAAGACCGTCAGCTATATGTGTTATGCCGTAACCTCTAGTTCCTGTGCCACCTTCTAAAGCAACTTTTCTTCCTTCTGTTCCTTCATCTTCAGCAAGTATTTCTAAAAATTGGTTTACCCATTCTTCGTTCATTTATTAACCTTTATCTGTTCATTTAATAATAATTTCTTTTGATTAGCAGAATTTTCTAATAATATTTTCATATCTTTATCTGCTTTCATCATGTCTTCAATTGAGCCATCAATGAAATCTCCAGTAGACACAATTACAAAATTTCCATCTGGTGTCATTACTGGTAGTTGAGAATTTTTATCTGTTAAAACTAAAAGTCCACTTTTAAAGGG